AGACTAATATGACAACATATTATCGTTACAATATTGACCTACCCTGATATTTAAAAGCGACAGAAAACCTAACCCGTATAGAAAAAGAGTATTTTCGATATGGGGTCACTCCCTTAAAAAGGAGGGATGGCTCTCGTTTATCTAGTATAGGCTTATCGCCCCCGCTTCCACAACACCTTTACTCCTACTACCGATGATCTGGTATGGTCTTTCTGATAATCTCTGCGGTTAAACTCGTTTATTCCCTTGGTCACCATCTACCGACAGGAGGGGTGGGTAATGCCCCCGTATTTATTAATTTACAGTATTGAGCAGATAAGTCAATTAGTTTATTTACTTGACCAACTATATCTATGAGATATACTTATTGTATGAAATACGAGATACCCAAGTCTATAGAGATAAAGAAGTTAAGGAATAAGGATCATAGACACTTTGTTGTGTTGCCTTTTAAAGCCATTATAGACAAGAAAGTATCTGCCGCCAATATAAGAACACTAGGTATATTAGCAGCGTACTGTAACAAACAAGGATTTAGTATTGTTGGATTAAGGACAATGGCGAGTAAGTTAAAAACAAGCTATCAGAATGTCTTTAACCAACTAAAGAAGTTAGAAGAGCTAGGATATGTAGAGAGTAGAAAACGATCTGCCTATCCGGGCATTAGAGGTAACTTGAGACGAATTATCTTTGATGACTCAATTAAGTGGGATGATGTAAAAGGTTATATGTTGGATAACGAAGATATTAAGCATATAGTCAAAGTAAATAAGATTAACAACTTTGAGGAGTAGTTATGATTGAATTTGCATTTGTCATGGTAATTAATTTAATGCCTGAGCCATTTTCTAAATGGGAGTATGTTGGAAATTTTCGCTCGTGCCAAGAGGCGGTTTTGTATGTCAACTTACATTATCCAGATCCAAATGAAGTTGAAATGGAATATAGATGTTTGCAAAAAGAATATATACACCTACCGAAAGATACACAGATTATTAATAGAGACATGAAGAATGGATCTGTAAGATATTATGATTCGCATGATGTCTGTAAAGTAAAAAGGAATTGTACTGAAACTTAAAGAGTTCTACCATATGATATGCGATGAGTTTAACAATGGTAACAACTTAGAGTATAAGTGGACGAGAGCAGATGGGTATTGGAAAATGACTAAGGGGTTTTTCAATGGTGGTCGGTCAGTCTCTCTCCACTCCCTAGCACAAGCGTTGAAGTACGATAAGCAAGCGAAAGAGTTAAAGAAGAAGAAGAAGCAACAACCCAAGAGTAAAAAGATTATTAATAAATACAAAGGAGATTAGCGTGAGTGATTTGAAACCATTTCTAGTTAGACTAACACCAACCAGTGTTGATCTGCTAGGTAAAGCAGCAAAGGAACAAGAAAAGACTAAAGCTGGAATTATTAATGAAGCAATCAAGTCCTATCTTGGCAAAGACATAAACAGTAGACTAAACAAGTTATGAAAAAAACTGTTCGGCTAGATTTACCTTACCCACCAAGTGTTAATACTTATTGGAGGGCAAATGGACACAGAAGATATATTAGTCCAGCTGGGGTAAAGTTTACCGAAGAGGTATCGCTTGTTGTCAAAAATAAAAAACCGCAAACATTTGGCGATAAACAAGTTGCCATAAGCGTAATGATTCATCCTAGATCGAAACGAAAGTTTGATTTAGACAACACCTTAAAAGCTATTTTAGATGCATTAATGAAAGCTGGCATGTATGATGATGATAGCCAGATTGAATATATCGAGATTGCTAGAGGGGAACACATCGATGGCGGTAAAGCTGTCGTATATTTATATAATTATATAGGAGAAGAACATGGCTCAGGATTATGAAGTTAAACCAGGACAAGGATCAGTTTGGCCGAACGACCGCAAGACAGAAGATTGGCATGCAGATCACAGAGGGAAAATATTATTACCTGATGGAAGTGAACACTACATCGATTTATGGAATAACGAAAAGGGTGGCAAGACTTGGATGGGGATCAAGATTGGTAATCCTGTTCAAAACTCAGGTAGCACCGCACCAGTACAAAATACAAGCAAAGCTCCTCAACCTGAAAGCTTTAGCGAAATAGAAGATGATCTACCCTTTTAATGGCTGAAACTAAAAACAAAAATAAACCTATACCTAGTCTATCTGGGTATGGCGGTGTCCGAACGCTACAGAGAAATCTGGAGAAAAGCACGACACTCGCTGCAAACAGAGAGGCTGTTGCGTACAGCCTTCTTTGTATGGCAAACACTAAAATAACTGATGTTATGGAATGGGACGATAGAGGCAATGTTCAAGTCAAAGCAAGTAAAGATATTCCTGAACATGCACTACAAGCTATTAAATCAATCAAGATTGATAAGGATGGTATGATAGCAGTAGAGTTTTGGGACAAAGTGCAAACATTGCGCTTACTTGCAAAAGCAAGTGGCTTACTTGATAACCCAGAAGAATCTGATAAACCAAGTGTAATTGGTATTAATATTAAAGCACCAGAGGTAATAGATGAATCCTAAAGATATACAAGTAGGTGGTAATCACTACACGCAAATGAAAATCCAGCCGATGCAGTTTTCTATGGCTAATAAATTAAATGCAATGCAACATACAATTATTAAGTATGTGACAAGAGTAGATCGAAAAGGTAATGGTGATGAAGATATAGATAAGGCAATACATACTTTACAACTTTGGAAGCAATGGAGAAAAGAGCATGGACATCAAGCTACAGATTGATCAACTGCGCAAAGAGTTTACAATGGCTAACCAAAATAACTCAAGGGTTATGGAGGTTATTGATGCTTTGTATACAGAGAATCAAGAACTCAAGCGTATGCTGACAATGAAGTTCAAAGACATAGACGATGAGCAATAAGAAAGTCCGTAGTGCCAAAACGCTTGCTGGCCCAGGAATTGATTTAGATTTTACTGGAGCTAGAACAACTTATGATTTCTTACAGGATAATTCTTTTGTTAGAGGCTTAATGGGGCCAGTAGGTAGCGGTAAGTCTTACGCTTGTGCTGCTGAAATTATGATGCGTGCTGTTAGGCAGAAACCATCACCACATGACAATGTTCGTTATACCAGATTTGTTATCGTTCGTAACTCATATCCAGAATTAAAAACAACAACAATTAAAACATGGCAAGAGATATTTCCTGAAAATACTTTTGGGCCAATGTTATATACACCACCAATAACACATCATATTAGATTGCCTAAGCGTGGTGATGCATGTGGAATAGACTGTGAAGTTATATTCCTAGCACTCGATCAACCAAAGGATGTACGCAAACTACTATCCTTAGAACTTACAGGAGCGTGGGTAAATGAAGCTAGAGAACTTCCTAAGGCAGTTATTGATGGTCTTACTCATCGTGTGGGTAGGTATCCTACTAAGCGTGATGGTGGCCCTACATGGCATGGAGTCTGGATGGACACTAACCCAATGGATGACGACCACTGGTGGTACAGACTGTCAGAAAAAGACAAGCTGTCAGGAAAGTTTGCTTGGCAGTTTTTTAAACAACCAGGCGGTGTGGTCGAAGTCCAGCCTGAAGATTTACCAGAAAATCCAGAAGCCAACGATCATGTTTTCTCAGGAGGAAGATGGTGGACAATAAACAGTAAAGCAGAGAATGTAAATAACTTACCTAGCGGATACTACATGCAAATGTTGGGGGGTAAAAACCTAGACTGGATACGCTGTTATGCTGAAGGTAAATATACCTATGTACAAGAAGGTAAACCTGTATGGCCTGAATATAATGATTTAATGATGAGTGGCGATGTAGAATACGATCAACAACTACCTATTCATGTTGGACTTGACTTTGGTTTGACACCTGCCGCAGCTATTGGACAAAGATTAAACAATGGTCGATGGGTTATCTTGCATGAGATAGTCACAGAAGATATGGGGTTAGAAAGGTTTGGTAATCAGTTGTTAGCAGAACTTAATGCTAAATATCCTAAAGCACAAGTATTAATATGGGGTGATCCTGCGGGTATGCAACGAGATGCAATCTATGAAGTAACTGCATTTGATTACTTACGAACACTAGGATTGCGTGCGCAACCCACTGCATCTAATAACTTTAAGGTTAGGCGAGAGGGAGCAGCTGCGCCAATGCAAAGATTAATTAATGGTAAACCTGGTTTGATTGTGGATAAATCATGTAAGATGATAAGAAAGTCATTAGCAGGTGGCTATCATTTTAAGCGTATTGCTGTCGGTGCAGGACATGAAAGGTTTAAAGATAGTCCAAATAAAAACGAACACTCACACATTGGCGATGCTTTTGGTTATTTAATGTTGGGTGGAGGCGAGCATAAACGAATGACTAAGAACAGTTTAGCAGCTAATACAATGATAGTGCAGACTGTTGCGACAGCAGAGTTTGATGTATTTAAGTAAGACAGTAGAAATATTAAAAGAAATGCCAGTAGTAAAGGGAGCTTATTTTTTACCATTTCATATTGATCATATTAAAAACTTTGAGTGGGACATAAAGTATGAATCGCCTAAATCAATTACGCTTAAAGATAGAATCCGCCATTTGGACATACAGTCTCAATGTGGCCCTAGTATTACTGCATTTGTTGGCGATACTCCTGTTGCTGTGTTTGGGTGTTTTGTCATGTGGCATGGTGTTGCTGAAGCGTGGTCTATATTTTCAGAGAAAGCTAGACGATATCCAATAGCTATGACTAAAAGTGCTATATCATTCTTTGATACCTGTGAGATATCATTTGGTTTACATCGCCTACAAATCACAGTAAACTCTAACGATAAGCGAGCTTTGTCTTGGGCAAAATATTTAAAGTTTGAATCAGAAGGTTTGATGAAACAATATAGTGCTGACAAAGATGATACATTTATAATGAGGAGAAAGTAATGGGTGGTATTATGGGTGGCGCACCAAAGCCAGATACATCAGCAGCAGAAGAATCTTTAAGAATGTCTAGGGAACAAACTGCTAAAGCAACGAAAGAAGCAGAAGAAGAAAGAAGAGAAAGAGGAGAAACAATGGCTTCTAAAAAACGAGCATTATCTCGTGGTGGTTCTCGTATGTTATTAGCAGATCGTCTAACACCTGAAACAGGGATAGATGATGAATATAAAAAGACTTTAGGTTAGAACGATGGCATTAGACTTTGGAATGGCACTATCTAAAGGATTAGTTGCTCCACAAAAAGAATTACAAGAAGAGTTACGAAAGCTCGCTGGCGATCAGTTTAAGTCAGAAGATTGGTGGAACAAACAACTTGATCGACAAATCAAAGAAGGCATTACAGAAAAGAAAACCAAAACACAATACCTTGCTCAAACAGGAAATACGCTTGGGCCGAATACATCTTGGGTAGATGGTACAGGTGCAAATGCTGGAAGTGTAATGGGATTTGGTGGCCCTCGTCCTTACAGATCAAATATATATGATAGCAGTATAACAACCAGACAAGTTAATTATCAAGAGCAAAGAGATTTAGATGTTGACGAACTTAAAGCAATTGAATCTCAAGCAAAAGAGAGAACAAGGCTATCAAAAAGAGCTACTGCACAAAGTAAAAAAGGTAAGCGTACTGCAAGAGGTAGTAGTGGTTTGATGGGAAGATCAACAAGGAAAGATGAAGGATTAGCAACAGGGTTACCAGCACTTGGTAGTTTAGGTCTTGGTATTGGC